TAATGTAAGGCCAAATTGTGCGCCAGAATATAAAAGTGAACTATCATTTGCTATTAACAAAGCTGTTCTATGAAAATTATTTAAAGCATTTTTAAACTTTCTAGAATCAGTTTTTTTTGCAGTTCTACGCAATATTGTTTTCATTGGAGTTGGCATAAAATCAATAGTATCGTAAAAACTTTTTGCTAAACTGTAAGGATTATCAATTTTAGATAAACCTTTGTCTAATCTTCTAGCAGCTAATTCTGTATTTATTTTGTCTCTTGTATTTAAAAGACCAGCTATTTCTCTTTGCATTGTTTCTATAGCTTTAGGGTTAGGATTAAAACCAGCAACATTCCCTCTTAATGCGGCTTCAAGCTTTTTTTGTTTGCCCATAGCTTGACCATGATTAGCCATAGCTTCCGCTCTTAATTTAGTATCACTATCATTAACAAATTGATTTCTAACTTTTTTTGATAATCTTGGTAAATCTTGTTCTTTTTTAATAAAGATTTCTTGTTCTCTAATTGACTGAGCGTGTAAATTTAATGCTCTATGTGATGTCTCAAAACCATTTGTAATAGCTACTTGTGCGCCTTTTACAACACCACCAAAACCAAAACCAAAAACGGCATTAGACGCGACATAAAAAGCACCTTCACGCGGATCATAATTATCATACACTAAAGCTCTAGGTATTTCCTCAGCAGCAGCTACAGCACCAGCAGTCAAAGAAAAATTAGTCGCACCGCCTAAAATTGTACCTGCTTTTAACGCTCTAAATATAGGAACATATGAAGTTGGGTTTAAAAATGCTGCTGTAAAGTTTTGACCAAAAGTAACATTCTGAAAAACGTTTCTATCTTTAAGATCTTGCCTAAACAATTCTTTTTTCTTATTAAATAAATGTTCTGATTTTGTTTGTCTTAAGTCTTCAGCAATAGCATTATACATAGGCTCTATTGTTCGATCAAACTGTTCTCTTTCAGAAAACCAATCTTGAACAAAATGTGGCATAGCCATAATAGGATCTTTAAAACGACTTATTTGAGAATATGCAGCAGATAATGTAGACGGTCGCGCTTGCAAACGCCCATCAGCTACTGGTGCAAAAGAATAAGTCATCTTAAAATATCACGTTTTGTTAAATCTGTTTCTACTAATCTTGGAATTCGATCTGGACCCAAATAATACATCATAACTGGAGGATTTTTCTTTTTCTCAGCAGCTACTATTTCTGCGTATTCTGCAAAAGCATTTTTAACCCATTCATGTTGTAAAGTAAAAACTGTGTTAGGTATTGGCTGTATTGCTCCTGTTGCTGAAACAATAGCATATAATTGACCTTCTGGACGCTGTGCTGATGACTGAAGTGTTGGCCCAAAAACAACTCTTTTTTGTCCTGCACTTATTCTAGCTGCCAGATCTGTTTCATTATCTCCAATAAGATCGTCAAATATTTGAATTGGTAATATTGATTGTCCTGTTGCAAAATCTTCAACAGTTATATCCGTTTCTGGATCAAAGAAATATTGAGCATCAGGCAAAGCTTGATTAATTTCATTAACTTTTTGTTGAACGGCATAAAATAATGGATCTAAATTTTGTTTCTTATCAGTCCCAAAATCATTAGGCACTAAAGACGAAGCTGTAATTGGCGAATACATATTTGGATGCGTCATAAAACGAGCATCAATCATATTTGTTAAAACAGTTTCTAATGTTTTGCCATAAATAGGAGCTAACAATTCAGCCGCAGGAACAAACTCTTGAATAATTTCATCTGGTATAGTTGATATATTATCAATTAATTCATAAGGACCTTTTGAACCTGTTATTGTTCTAAACTCTTCATTAGTCATTGGAGTTTCATTTGCACTTCTAATTACTTTTAAGATTTCTGCATTTCTATTTGCCGCAGGATAGAAATTATATATTTGATAATAAGCTTTTAGCTTTGAAGCATTCTCTTTTCCTAATAAATCATAGACTGCTCTGCCCATATTTAAACGACCAGAAACATCTGTCATTGCTAACTCTCTAGTATTCCTTAAAAACTCAGCTATTTCAGTTTCATTTAAAATGCCTCGATCAAACTGATTGTAAGTATCAATAAAATGATCTGTTAATGAACCTGAATCTTTTAATAATTTATATTGTTGTAATATTGAATCTCGTTGCGTTGTTGGCATTTGTTGTATTTCTTGCAACGAAAGAGTGTATATTCTTGGATCAATCGGACCGCCAGTTTTTTCTTCAAGATGGTTAATAAGTTCTGCCCTGCCCTCTGCATCTGTATGAGAAGATGGATTATATGTGCCATTATCTAAATTAAAATCTAAAATTTTTGTTCGTTGTATTTTATTATCAACTTCCAACACTTCTTTTGCAGTCGAAAGAGCTTTAGTAACCTGATTATAAACTTTGTCTTTATTTACTTTATAAATTTTACCATCAAGATTATAAGTTTCATTTAAAAGAGAATTAATTTCTTTTCTAATTCCAGAATCAAGTTGAGGAGATACAGTTGCACCAGCAGGATTAACAAAACCTTTTAATGCTGTTAAAAAATTTATTTTTTCCTGTGTTGGTTTAGATGTAAAAGCAATACTAAATCTATCTGATACTGCTTGATCGAATATTTCTTGGATTGCTACTGATATAGCTTCTTTTTCTATATTTAAATCTTTTCCTACTTTTTGCACATAATCAATATTTGCTAAATAATTTGATAAATCAGAATTAAAAGCAATTTGTTCAGATTGTGTACTAAACTCTAATTTTTGAGCAGCTTCTAATTTATTGTTTATTGGTCCTTGTACATTATTTACAGCTTCACCAATCAACTTTTTAATTTTATTAGAAGAGTTTTTATATTTATTTTCTAATTTTCCTGCTAACACATCTATTTCTACATGAGTTGAACTATTACTTGCGGCTAATCTTTTTAAATAATTGGCTTCATTAACTGCTTGTATTTCTATTCGTGCTTCTTTTTCATTGTAAGCTAATTTAACATTATCTTTTGCGCCTGTTGCAATATCTTGGAAAGCTTTTTTATTATCGCTTTGTGCTACTTGATTAAATAAATTAAATTCTAGCGATGGCATAAAATCAACAACTTGTGCAAAATCTCCACTTTCAAAAATATTTGCAATCTGTTCTGCATTTTGCCTTCCAACATTAGTTCTCATCATTTTTACAACAAGACCTTCTGCAATCTGATCTTTTGCATTTTCTATTTCATCTAAAAGTTTTCTGTGTTTTGGAGAATCTCTTTCATCAGAAGACATAAGGAATGTTGGCAAATCATTTAAATACTTTATTCGTTCTTGTATTTGTGTAATTGATCCTTGCGTACCTAAAATTCTATAGGTATCAGATCTAATAAAATCCATTATGTTTGTAGTTGTTTTATCAATACCTAATTTAATAGCGTCTTCTGTTTGCTTTTGTATTGATTCAAAAATATTTTTTAAATTTTCTGCTTTAGCTTTTTCTATTTCTGTATAGGTTGCTCCAATATTTATAGCATTTTGAAAAACTGCATTATTATCATTTGCTACCTCTAAAAAATGATTTGGACTAGCAAAACCACCATATAAATTTTTAATTTGTTTTACAGCATCTTTAGCAGCAGGATTAAGTGTATTGTAATAATGTTTACTCCCCATACTTTCGTAGTATTGAAGTATAGCTGAAGCATTCATTGCAATATCAGGGTCTTCTAATAGTTTTGCTATAGCACCTGAAACAGCAGACTTTCTTAATATTTTTCGAACATCACTAATTTCTTCTTCATCTGTTACACCTATACTTTCATAAACTTTTTGATTAGATAGTTCTTGCTGCAAACTTTTAGCAAATTGAGCATGATCTAATCTATTGCCTATGTTAAAAAAGAGTTTTGATTGTCTTTCAATTCCTTCCTTTTTTTCCTCAACTGTTTCTTCATAAATACGTCTTGTTCTGGCTACTTCTAAATCCGTTCTTTTAGCTTCTAAATAATTACCACCTCGATCAACTATGTATTGTTTATAAAAACCTTTACTATTTTGGCCTAAACCATCTAAAAAACTTTTAAATTCTTCAGTAAATAATTCGGGAGCATTTTTTTCATTTTCATATTTTGCAGTTAATTGAGCAGCTTTACTTGCTATTTTATCTTCAACAGCATTTTTAAACCTTAAAAAAACAGCACCTTCAAAAGCTTCTTTTTGAAATGTGCCTAAATTTATTGCCTGATTTATTATTTCTGATTTACCAGTATTTTGGTCAATATTTGTAATTGATGTTAAATCAGCTTCAGCCGCTAAAAGCTTGCCACTGTTTTCAGCAGCAGCAACAGCTACTTTATAGTGTCTTTCTCTTTGAGAATCAGCAAACCGAACAACCTGCTCACCAACAGAACTTGTTCCAGAAGAAGAAGTATTTATTCTTATTGGCCCAAGAAATGATTTTCTTTCTATTCTTTGTATGCTCATATTATTGCATTCTCTAATTTTTTAACTAACAAAGTTCTTCGTTCTGTATCTTTATAATCTTGATAAGTTTCTAAACCAGTTTGACCCATTGCTAACAAACCAGAAAACAAAGCCTCTTTACCTTTACGTCTTGTAGCTGCCGCTTCTTGTTTGTATCCAAGTGCATTTATGTAAGTCATAAAATCAATATCTGAAACAGCATCCTCAACTTTATCTCTATCTGTTTCAAATGCTGCCTTCAAATCAGGAGTAATTTTTCTGTTTAATTTTGATAAAGTAAAAGCAATATTACTTTTGTATACATCTTCAAACTGCTCTAATAACATACGGCCCTCTCTAAGACCTTGCGCTTTAGCCATTACAGATTCTGTTTTAATATTAAATTCATCAAGTTTAGCTTGATTTTTTGCAGCTATACCTTGAATTAAAAAACCAACGCCTTTCATTGCGCCTGATATTGCCATCATAGTTGTAGGTTCCATTAAACAACTAACTCCGCTACTAGACCATTAACCTGCATCGGTAATGGATCGTTTTGTTCAATAGTTATTTGTGGGTTTCTTTCATACCCCAAAGATCTAAACTCTCTTTTGCCAGTAAAACTTTCTTCAACAATAAATGGCTTGTTATTTACCTTAGCTGATCGAGTGTCTCTAAAATCTACAACTATGTTAGTTATACCTCTCGTTTCTCCTGTCGCTGGTCCTGCGCCTAGAGTAGCGTCAACAGGATTTGTAATAATTTTAGAATCAAACTTTTTACCAACATAAACGTGGGTATAACCTGCATGATTAGTTAAATCTACTTTGTTTGCAGAGTTAACAGTAAATGAACCTAATGAATCAATATTAGTGCCATCAAAACCCAGCACATCTACAACATCATTATGAGTATACAAAGGGCTGACAGTAGCTAAACTAGACGATACAGAAACATAGACATAAAAATCTAAACCAATGTTTTCCCTTAACTCACATAGCTGTAGTTTATTTTCACTATCATAAGCATTTACAAAAATTCTATCTTCAATAGCTACAACAGATGAAAACAAACCATTAGTTGTAAATGTTGTCCATGCCGCTCGTTTCTCAACTCTGTTCGAAGAAAACACAGCAAGGTCGCCATTTGTCAAAGTCATTGCAGCATAAGAATCTGGCAATCCAAATGTACTATGCGAAACAGCTAAATACTTGGGAGGACTTTCAAAGATGTCACTAGCTATTGTTGACACAGGAACAGAGGTATAAGCATCTTCTGAGTCGGTATAAATATATTCCCTTATAATCCTGCCATTTGCTTGAGCAAATATAGTTGCACCATCAACAGACACTGGAGTTACAAATGAAGTGCCATAAGGTGTTTGCTGTCTTATTTGTGCATTAGTTGGTGTTGTTGCCTGATTTAAATAAGTAGGAACATACAGTTCAGCACTGTTAGTAAATACTTGTAGATCTCTATTCGAAACTAAATATCGTATTTCATTTACTCTGCCAGTAGCAGCGGTTAAAACAATAGCATCTACATCAGCACCTTCATCTACATCGTGATTAAAATACTCACCAATCTTAGACATAAAAATTGTATCTGGTTCAGCAAGAGTTCCACCAAAGACTAATCTATTTTCGTGAAAAGCAACAGCCGCTGGATATCCTCTTACAGCAGAAAATGATGCTTCATCCCATGAATTAGTAGAACCAGCAGCTTGGATCATAACTCTACCGCCACCGTCTTCCGATGAAGTAGCTGATGCACTCGCTGTTATAGTGTAAGTATTTTCATCAAGTACAGTCCCAACAGTTCTTGTGCCTTGTAAATTTGATGAAGAAATACCACCAGTTGCTGCCGCAGTATCAAGTTGAAAACTTTCACCACCACCAAATCCATGATTAATATGCGTTACCTCAACAACATTTGATCCTTCTCTTGTTCTGAGTGGATTTAACACAGACAAACGAATAGTAAGTGAATCAACAATAGTTCCAGTTACTGATTGTGCATTTGTAAAACCAGTTATATTTATTTCATTTCCCTGATATCTGATTTTTGTTCCAACATGTGCTGATGTAAAATAATCTGCGTTTGTTGTTAATGTAGTGCTGCTTGTAAAACTGCTAGATGTTAGTTGTATACTTTTATCGTGAAAGCTGCTGTATGGTTGAAAGGTTTTTTTATTATCTTGCCGAGTATCAAAAGAATATGTTTGAACTTCAAAAGCAGTTAAACTTGTTCTTACTAACAATCTTGGCATAAACAATGGGTGGCATATCCACATTACATCGCCAGATTGAGCAAATGTATATTGCTGTAAATAATCTCTATCAAACGGTAAAGCAGCACTGCTTGTATCAGCAGTAATTGTTGCAACTAAAGTAACGGTAGTAGCATCAACAACTCGAAAACATCTTACCTTTTGATGCTCTACAGAAATAATATACTCTTCGTTATTATCAAAAATAAACGGCATAAGATGTGATTGTTCTGGATACGAAGAATTATATGTTAAGGAATAATCATGTATATGCTTCATGCCGTATCGTTTTTTAACACCGCCTTCAGCCATTACTACCATGTTTTGTAATGATTGCGCTGACCCTGCATAAACAGGGCTATCTGTACGCATTGTTAGAGAAGCACTCGCTTCACCATACTGAAAGCTGTTTTGTGCAACTCTTACTTTTTGCATTAACTACGCCTTTGTGCAATCAATCGTGATGTGTTTAACTTTATAGTTGTTTGTTGTTGTGAGTCTAGTCTTCTTGCCTGAGCCATATACATTAATGCTTTTTGTTCCATAAGTTCTGCAAGTTGAGCATCTCTAGCTAAAGAGATAGCAAAAGCTCCTGCAATCATGTGCTGTAAGGCAATAGTAAAATATGACGGAAAATCATTTTCTAATGCTCTGTAATTATAATCAGCAACAACCTCATCTGCTGATGCAGCGTTGCAAAATACTTTATCACCATAAGTATTATATTTAATTACATTGTCATTAACTGTTAAAGCGTGAACCATAAGTGAAGAAGTAGGTAATTGGTAAGCAGCTTCCCATCGACCTGTTGGTTCACTTGTTAATCTATTTAATACTGCTTGGTCTGAAGCAAAACGCCATCTTGTATTAGTTAATGCCGTTCTAACAATATCTTCGTAAACTGCGTTTGCTACTTCTGATTCTGTTGTTCCATCAGTAAATGATTGTATTTCATTACCGCCGATAAGAATAGAAGCTCTTGAGCATATTTTTATAGCTGTATCTGCAACTGTTGGCATAGAAAGTTGGGGGCCGAAGCCCCCATCCCTTTAGTCAGAGTCGGTAGCTGTAACAGTTAAGCCATCCGTTACGTCAATAGCAGATGCCGAAACATCTTTTGCGTAAACAAGGCTAACGGCTGGTGTGCCACCTGTTGATGTAACAGCAATAATAACATCCAAAGAACGAATCATGCCGATTGCACTGTTAAAGTAACCAGCAGTGTTTACATCACCGATTGCATCTGTAGTAGTGTAATGCCAAAGATTGACACCAGAACCACCAGACAAACGAGTTAGTCCACTTGCGCTATAAGCCATATTCTAACCCTCCTAGTTATTATCTAATAGTTCATAGACACCTTCGCTATCAATAACGACGGAACCCATAGACATCATAGATGTGGTTAAGTGTGAAACTTTTTCAGCAATGTAATTAACTTCTGTTGTTACATCAGAGTTAATTCCAAGCCCAATAGCAGTTGTATGATAAACAAAATTCTTACCACCAGCTACAGCAGATGTTGAAAAGATCTTGAAGCCCAAGAACTCTTTCATTGTCATGCCGCCAGCAAAAGGTAAGTTTTGGTCACCAACAAAGTCACTTGAAGCAAATTCGTTTATAGCAAACAAATCAGCAAACCCAGCAGGAGACATTGCGATATAACGCTGTCCGTCTTCTGGAAGATCTGCGTTGCCCATTGTTTCAAAAGTTGACAATAGATCTGCTTTTTCAACAGCAGATGATGTATCGTGAAGCTGAGTTGAGTTAGCACCAGCATCCATTGCTGTTGTAATAATCTCGTCAGTTTTACGACCCAAAGCAGCAGCAGCAGATTGAGCAACAGCTTGACGCTCGTTGATATTAATTTTCAACTCGTCAAGTTTGTCAATATACTCTGGTGCATAGTAGTCAGCCATAGTGACTTCTACGTTAGTGTGTGCAAGCTCCATTGGAGTTACATTACCATTTCTGGATTTTGTATTTGCTGTGCCTTTTCCAATTACTTGGAATCTCGC